GGCGTAGATGTATTCAAGAAAGGGATTTCAGTTGCAGTAATGGAGATGTGCGGTCTTGAAGTTGACTCTACAAACCACTCATTAATACCCAAGCTCGATGGAAATCTTAGAATAAATCGATTCTGACGTTTCGGCTCGTAAGGTATTGGCATTTTCATTAATAAATCAGCCATAATATATTAGATTTTTTTCTTTGTTTATTACCTATAAATATAGGGTTATTGAAAATATTTCTCTTTACTTTAATTTTTAAAAATGATATCGTTATTTCACTTCTTTTTTTGTTCCACCAGCTGTAGAAAATGTTTTAATATCATCTAATTTATTTTCAAAATGTTTTTTCATCAATTCTACATTTTTAGGGTCGTCATCTGAAAAACCTATAGCTGGCTTGCTAGGTATAAACTTATTTCCTAAATCTTTTTTTAGGTATGCCTTTTTATTAAGAATAGCAGCCATACTCTTTATATAACTAACAAAATCATCCATCGCTATCACCTTTAATTGTTCAGGACTTGCAGCACTATCTTCGTTTCCAAAAGACACTGGATGATATTTGTTCAATTCCAAATAAGACCTTATTAATTCTTCATCAGTTAGATTTTCCTCGTCTGTGAAACTTCTATACTTTTTCAGATTCTTTAATACTTCTTCTTTATTTATACCTTCATAATTGTTTATAATATAGTTATAAACCGCTTCTTTAAGTATATTAGGATTATGACCACGAGCCGTTATAATTGCAAAAATTGAGCCATTATTTATAGACTCCATAAAATCTTTCCAAGCTGGTCCTGGCTTTGCGGACATCGCATCAATCAAAAATTGTTTATCACCATAACGTCTAAAAAACCTTTTTGGGTCATCGGAGTAACCAACAATTGTATGACCATTGTAATCGAAATCTCTTTTTCCTATTTGATGTCTGTATTCAGCGAAGTCCTCAGTACTCATACCTACCTCTTTACCCTCGTCATCTTTAACTAAAATCTTAGTTGGCATATGAACAATATTGTCATCCCAATCAAAAGCATAATACTTTAACTCTGGGGTTTTCTCATCAATAAAAGCCTCTAAAAGAATTGTTCTCATAGGGAATTAAAAAAAGGGGGGATTAAGTCCCCCCTCTTATATTAGATATTTTCGAAGGATGCTCCCGTTGGAGTTATAAAGAATTCAATTTCTATAAACTCAAGTGCCTTCGTAGGTTTAAGGTAAACTTTACCTGAAAGTGTATTTCTATCCAAATCTTCAGGAGAAGAAGAAACTGTTACACGGAAATCATAAAGACCCCTATCTCTTCTTATACCGTCTAAAATTGGGTTGACACTATCCAAAAATTGTTGTCTTACAATTTGGTCATTCTGCTCGAACAATAATCTAACAGCAACTGCTGAAATTAATTTTCTCGCTTGTAATAACAATCTTCTTACATTCAATCTGTTCAATGCAGAGTCTGCAATTTGTAATGTTTTATTACCGAAGATTACAGTTCCTACATCAGAGAAGGTTGCTATTGGATTGATTCTTCCTTGATATAATGTATCTCTATCTTCTTGTGTCAACTTCACTCTTGCTTTAATTGAATCAACAAGACCTCTTGTGTAACCCGCCGAAGCGAACCATGGGAAGGAAATATTATCTGTAAGTGCAAGATTTCTTACAACCTCACCAGTTGGTGGTAAATATATTTGTGTATTATTAACCGTATCTCTTGTTAAAATCCAAGGATAGTATGTTGCGGTATAGTTAGAATCAATTCCTGTATTGTCCAAATTATCAACAGCTTCTTGAGGATAAATTATATCCAAAGAGTTTGTTCCATCAGGTGTATACATGAAGTAGTCAGGAGTTGTTGCAATATATACAGAGTCAGCTCTTGAGAATTGAACCATGTCAATTGCTGCTTCAACTAAGTTGGAGTTGTTTACATAATCAATTGATGAAGTTGCAAACACATTGATGTTGGTTGACTCAGGATTTGCAAATGTTAGGATACCAAGCAAATAAGCGTAGTAGTCAGTGTTTGCGAAATCTTGTGTATTATTTTGAACAATAATTCTCTTGAATAAACCTTGTCCTGTTGCTGTTGGATATCTTGGAGAAGGTGAAGCACCCGCCAAATAACCGTTTGAACCAAGTTGGAATCTATCTTGATTTGTTCTGAACTCTCTGTATATGTCCCAGCCATCGAACCCACCTGCAAAACAGGTAGTAAACTTTCTCGAAAAGATGAAGTAATATGGATTCTCTTGTGTTTCTGGGTCGCTTCTGAAATCAGCGGTACCACACTCAAAAGCGGTTTCACCACTTGTTAAGAAGCTGTTAGCAATTGTAACAACCGTAGCACCTGAGTCCATGTGGAAACCTTTAGAAAGTATATTCCATCTAGCACCCTCAACAGGTAATGCTGAGTTCACCCAATCGATAGGATTTTGAGTCCCTTTGTAAGACAAGAAAGACTCATCAATACCAATCTGAGTAGAGAAACCAAGGTAAGTTCTTCTAACGATATCGCCAGGAGACTCTACAGTATTACTTCCACCAGTACTTGTACCAAAAGGAGGGTTCAAAATAACCTCACCAGGAAAATCATACTTAGTTTTATATTTTATATAGGGAGAAGGATTGACTGTCACATCACCGTATTCTCTTTGTCTATAACCATAGAATCCACAAGGTAATGCGTCAATAGGAGCTTCATCTGCCATTTCAACCATGATATATTTTGATAGTAATGCATACTCACCATTTGAAGTACCGATTTTAACACCTATGAAATTATTATCCTCAGGGTCTAAGTTACAGTTAGTAAACTTCTCAATCACAATTGGATTAGCATCTGTATCAAAGAAATTTCTAACAAGTATATCAAAAGACATATTGTTGAAAGAAATATTCGTGATTGAAACTTTGATTTCAGTGTTAGCTGAATCACCATCAGATATAGAAATTAACTTGAATAAATTATAAACTTTATTACCTCTTAACTCAGAAACAAAGAAAGGAGTTTCTGGTGATTTGTATTGAGTAACCTTATAAGCGATAGATGAAGGGTCCTCACTTCTAGCACCCTCTAGTGCAATCAAATTACAATTTAGACCACGGATATAACCTTGATTATATGCGTATGCCAAACTACTTGGATATATTTCTTCCACAAACAAAGGAACCTCATTTCTCGATTTACCAAAATTATCAACACCCAAAACTTTAGTTATATACTTCGATGAAGAAGCCGCTAATGAAGTTTCGAATGAGAAAGTATCATTATCTTTTGTGATACCTGAAATCAAGAAACCAGCAACATTAAATGGGTCATTTGTAATTCCTGAATACTGATTTGAACAAACAAGCTCAACATCAGTTAAACCAGTCACCTCATAAACAGGCCCGTGATTAACACTACTTGCATCATTCGCGAATAATGAAATACCTCTAGAACGTAGTGTAGCAACTACCATTCCATTATATTCTCCGAAAGCAGTTCCTGAGAAATTATAAGACATACCTGTGATAGTGCCAGTAAAAGCTGAACTACTATTACCTGATAAACTTGATACAGTATAATACCATGAATATCCTGAATAATTGTCTGCAGAATAATTACCGAAATTAGCGTAATACCAAGCGTCATTACTTGCCGCTGTCAAATCGTTTTGACCCAAATTTACAGAGTCACTACCATATTGATTTGTAACCGCTGAAAATTGGTCAACAACATCCCAATAATCTGACTCAAGAATCGCACCGTAAAAAACGGAAGTGGTTGAGGATAAAGATGGTGTATCTAAAATTGTACCAATTTGTGATGATATATCAGCAAAAATAGTAGACGTACTACCATCAGCCATTCTATATTGTTGGAATAGCTCTGCACTAACAGCTGGAGGTAATGAACCAGTTGTGAAACTGAATGTATTTCCTGTTGAGTTGCCTTCAAAGTTGACTGTGAAAGCCGTTCCAACACCTGTAGACAAACCAATAGTTGTCGGGTCTACATTTGCATTTACGGTTAAACTCCACGAAGGACCCGCATCATAACCTGACAAACCAAGCACCCTCGTAACAAATAATTGGTTTGATTGTTGTAAATAAGATTTAGCAATGTAAGCCGCCTCATATTTTGGGATTTGTGTATTCACAAATTTAGTTGGTTCAGAACCACCGAAAAAAGCCTGAAACTCATCATAATTTGTTATAAAAATTGGTTCGAAGGCTGGACCTTTAATTGTCTCACCAACCAAACCTAAGGTTGTAACACCGACACTCTGTGCCACGAACGATAAGTCCGTCTCAGAAGTATAAACACCAGGTGATACAAAAACTTTTTGATTAACTTGTGCTGTTGCCATTATAAAATTATTCTAGTGCAGATTTATTTTATTGATAAATATTCATATCAAGATGAAAAAACTTGACTTTTGGATATCTATTTGTAAACGGTGAGAATTAATTCTACCTTTTTTCTACTATGAAAATAAAGAAGGAGATAAAGAATATAAAAATTGACCCTGCAGTACACGAAACCTTAAAAAAGTATTGTGACAAAAGAGGTCTAAAAATATATAAGTTCTTGGAACAAATTATACTTGAGAAGTGGG